TGAAACGCCACCACCTGATGCTGTGGTTGCACAGGTAAACTATCGAGACAATCCTTGGTTCCCTGATGTGCTTAAAGCGGAGATGGAATACGATCGAGAGCGTGACCCTGACAAATACAAGCACGTTTGGTTGGGAAGCTACGCATCGAACAGCGAAGCGCGTGTATTCCGCAACTGGAAGATAGAGGACTTTGAAACGCCAGAGGACACAACACATCGCTTTGGCGCTGACTGGGGATTTGCATCTGACCCGACTGTTCTAATCCGCTGCCATGTTGTTGGCCGCACAATCTATGTCGATCACGAAGCGTATCGTGTAGGCTGTGAGATCATGGACACGCCTGACCTGTTCTTCACCGTGCCGGAGTCGGAGAAGTGGCCCATCGTTGCTGATAGCGCCAGACCTGAAACAATCAGCCACATGAGAAAACATGGCTTTCCAAAGATTATGGCTGCAGTAAAAGGGCCTAAGTCTGTAGAGGAAGGCGTTGAATGGTTGAAGTCATACGACATCGTTGTCCATCCGCGCTGCCAGCACACGATTGACGAATTAACGTGCTACAGTTACAAAACTGACCCCTTGACAGGCACTATCTTGCCAATCCTTGCTGATCGTGATAATCACCTTATAGACGCGCTACGTTATGCGTGCGAGGCCATACGTCGAGCAGTCCCACCAAAGGCTTTCGATGTTCAACCTTTGGCAACTGTGAGTAAATGGTAAATGGCTCGACTGAATAAAGAACAAAGGTTCCAGAACATCCATCAACAGGCGTTGACAGAGTTCGATCGTGTTCAATCCTCAGTCCGTGATGAGCGCCTGCAGTGCCTTCAGGACAGACGCTTCTATTCAATCGCTGGCGCACAGTGGGAAGGCCCATTAGGTGAGCAATACGAAAACAAACCACGCTTCGAGGTAAACAAGATTCACCTTAGCGTCATTCGTATCATCAACGAATACCGCAACAACCGCATCGCTGTAGACTTTGTAAGCAAAGATGGCGAAGCAAACGACAAGCTGACCGAAGTCTGCAATGGTCTCTATCGTGCAGATGAACGGGACAGCGGCGCAGAAGAAGCATACGACAACGCTTTTGAAGAAGCTGTAGGCGGTGGCTATGGCGCTTGGCGTTTACGCACTGCATACGAAGATGATGAGAACGACGAAGATGAACGCCAGCGCATCCGCATAGAACCAATCTATGACGCTGATAGCTCTGTGTTCTTCGATCTGGATGCAAAGCGCCAGGACAAAGCCGACGCAAAGTATTGCTTCGTTCTGTATTCCATGACCTATGACGCTTACAAAGCTGAATGGAATGATGACCCAACGACATGGCCTAAAGAAGTTCACCAGTATGAGTTCGACTGGGATACGCCTGACGTTGTGTTTGTCGCTGAATACTACCGCGTTGAAGAAACCCGCGAGACTGTCCGCATCTTTCTAACCATCCAAGGTGAAGAAGAACGCTACACGCAAGCAGACTTTGATGCAGACGAAACGCTGGAAGAAACACTGGCTGCTGTTGGAACTGTTGAAGTGCGCCAGAAGCGCGTGAAGCGTAAGCGCGTTCACAAGTATATCATGAGCGGCGGCGGCATCCTTGACGATCAGGGCTACATCGCTGGCAAGAACATTCCTATCGTTCCTGTTTACGGCAAGCGTTGGTTCGTTGATAACGTCGAGCGTTGCATGGGCCATGTGCGCCTAGCCAAAGACCCGCAGCGCCTGAAGAATATGCAGCTATCGAAGCTGGGTGAAATCAGTGCGCTTTCGTCCATTGAAAAGCCAATCTTGCTACCTGAACAAGTCTCAGGCCATCAGATAATGTGGGCAGAGGACAACCTCCGCAACTATCCATATCTGTTGGTCAACCCAATCACAGGGCCAAACGGCGAGACTCAAGCTGCTGGCCCAGTTGCTTACACCAAGTCAGCAGCGATTCCACCAGCGATGGCAGCACTGCTTCAGATCACTGAGCAAGACATGGCTGAGATACTGGGTAACAACCAGCAAGCCGACAAGATGGTCAGCGGCATCAGCGGCAAGGCTGTTGAGCTAATCCAGACCCGCTTGGATATGCAGACGTTCATCTACATGAGCAATATGGCCAAGTCTGTGCGTCGCTGCGGTGAGATATGGCTATCGATGGCCAAAGACATTTACGTCGAAGAAAAGCGCAAGATGAAGACTGTCGGCGCTATGGAAGAAGTTGGTTCAATCGAACTGATGAAGCCACAGATCGACGAAGAAACAGGCGAACTGATTTACGAGAACAACCTGGGCGATGCCTTGTTTGATGTCGCTGTTGACGTTGGCCCATCTTCATCCAGCCGCCGTGACGCTACTGTGCGTGCGCTTACAGGCATGATGCAAGTCACCACTGACCCGACAACCCAGCAAGTCCTGCAAGCTATGGCCATCATGAACATGGAAGGCGAAGGCATTGGGGACATCAAGGAATACTTCCGCAAGCAACTAGTCCAGATGGGCGTTGTGCAGCCAACGGAAGAAGAACAGCAGCAGATGATGGAAGCGCAAGCGAACGTGCAGCAAGACGCACAGACCACTTACTTGCTTGCTGAAGCCGCTAAGTCACAGGCTCAAGCTATCCAAGCACAGGCTAACACTGAATACACCTTGGCACGTTCTGAAGAAACGAAAGCCAAGACAGCAGAGACTATCTCAAACATCGACATTGACCAGCGCAAGTCGGCAATTGAGACTGCTGAAAAGATTGGGGAAGCATTGCGACCCAGTATGAATGTGGTTCCACCCTCCACGCAATTAGGGTGAGTTAATGGGGTTAAAACATGAAAACGGCAGAATTGGATGATAACGACAACATCGACACAATAGACATCGACACGGATTTTAATGAGCAATCGGATGATGAGACCAATGCCATCGACGATACTCAAGATGAAGAAGATGACGAAGATGAAGTCGTAATATCTATCGGAGAGGAATCGCCACCTCAAGATGAAGAAGTTCGTGCGCCTGCTTGGGTGCGTGAATTGCGTAAATCAAATCGGGAAAAAGAGCGGAAGATACGCGAACTGGAAGCAAAGCTAAGTACCACAGCAACTGAGACCAAACCAGTTGCACTAGTAGCAAAGCCAACGCTTGAGAATTGCGATTATGATTCCGACGAGTACGAACAAAAGCTTGCTGACTGGTATGAGCAGAAACGCGAATACGATGCAGCCGAAGCCAATGCTAAAGCCCAGCAAGACGCTGAAGCTAAGGCATGGCAGAACAAGCTTGATTCCTATGCGAAGGCAAAATCTTCGTTAAAGGTGCGCGACTATGACGAAGCTGAAGCAACGGCTTTGGATACGTTCAACGTCACGCAACAAGGGATAGTTCTACAAGGCTCTGACAACCCTGCTTTGCTTATCTACGCAATTGGCAAAAGCACTAAGCGAGCTAAGGAACTTGCAGCAATCACCGACCCCGTAAAGTTTGCCTTTGCGGTAGCAAAACTGGAGACTCAGTTGAAAGTAACAAACCGTAGGGCATCAACCTCGCCAGAACGTACAATCACCACAAGCGGTGGGCGTGTGTCTGGTTCCATTGATTCACAACTTGAACGCTTACGCGCTGAAGCTCTGAAGACCGGAGACTTGTCAAAGGTTATGGAGTATAAGCGTCGTAATAAGAAAACCTAAATTCTGGAGTTAATATAATGGCTAACGCTTTTTCAAAAGAAGAAATTGTTGCCTTTGAGAACATTCTTGAAGGCTTCAACGATGCTTTGATTCTGTCAAAGAACATCAACATCTACAACACCAACGGCGTAACTATGGAACGCGCTCGTGACACCATGTGGCGTCCGCAACCATACATCGCTCAGTCGTTCACACGTACCATCGGCAGCTCGATTGCTTCTAGTGTTTCGACGATGACCCAGCTTTCTGTTCCTTCGACCTTGGGCTTCAGCCCTTGCTCGGCATGGGAAATGAATGCTTTGGAACTTCGTGACGCATTGCAAGAAGATCGTTTGGGCGCTGCTGCAAAGCAAAAGCTTGCTTCGGACATCAACCTTTCCGTTATGGATTTGGCTGCTGCTCAGGGTACGCTTGTTGTTGACGTAGCAACTGCTGCTGGCGATTATGATGACATCGCACTTTGCGACAGCATCATGAACGAGCAGGGCGTTATGGCTGAAGATCGTTACCTCGCTTTGTCGAGCCGCGATTACAACGGCATGGCTGGTAACTTGGCGATCGCAACTCGTTCGTTCACTGGCAACAAGTCTGCAAACGCTTATGAGCGTTCGTATGTTGGCCCAGTAGCTGGCTTTGAAACCTACAAGCTTGATTACGCTAACCGTTGTAATGCGAACTCGGCTTCGCGCACGATTGCAACCAACGGCGCTCAGGTTCGTTACGTTCCAAAGGCAACTGTTACCAACGTTGGTGGCGTTCTTAACGTAGACAACCGCTATCAGACTGTCACTGTCTCCTCGACAACTGGCGTTCTTGCTGGCGATGCGTTCACGATCGATGGTATCGAAGCCGTTCATCACATCACGAAGCGCAGCACAGGTCAGTTGAAGACCTTCCGCGTTATCGAAATTGTTGATGGTACTTCGATGGTTATCAGTCCGCCAATCATCGGCGCTAACTTGACTCCAACTGATGCTGAACTTCAGTATCAGAACGTTGAGGTTGCATCGACTTCGGCAACTGCTGCAATCAACTTCTTGAACATTGCAGCTTCGAACATCAACCCATTCTGGCGCAAGGATTCGATTGAACTCCTCCCAGGTCGTTATGCTGTTCCAGATGGCGCTGGCGTTGACGTTCTTCGTGCTGCTACAGATCAGGGTATCGAATTGGTCATGACCAAGAAGTTCGATCCACTGACCTTCCAGACGCTTTACACGCTGGACACACTGTATGGTGTGGTAATGACGAACCCAGAAATGGCAGGCATCCTGCTTTTCAACCAAACGTAATAGGGATGGGGGAAGCTTCGGCTTCCCCCTCTTTCTTGTAGGAGCGAACCAATGCCATTGAAAAAAGGTTTCAGCCGTTCAAGCATCGGCAAGAATATCAAGATGGAAGAAAAGGCTGGTCGCCCTAAAAAGCAAGCCATCGCCATTGCGCTCAATGTAGCACGCGAAGCCGCAATGAAAGCAGGCAAGCCATCGAAGGCTCCTAAGCGGAAGGCAAAGAAATGAAGATGGGCCTGTATGCAAATATCAATGCGAAGCGTAAGCGCATCAAGGCTCAGAAGGCTGCTGGCAAAACACCAGAGCGTATGCGGAAAGTTGGCAGCAAGGGTGCGCCGACAAAAGCTGCCTTCATTGCATCTGCAAAGACTGCAAAGCCAGTTAAGGCGAAGAAGAAATAGTTATTCGTTTAATGCGTTATTTTCTGATATAAGGCAGCGCATTGAACTTGGAGGTTTAAATGGGTTACACAAAGCGCCAGTTCGTAACGTCAGCCTTTGAAGAAATAGGCTTGGCAGATTACGTCTTTGACCTTCAGCCTGAACAGCTAGAGGCCGCTTTGCGCCGTTTAGATTCCATGATGGCTGAATGGAACGCTGCTGGCATACGTCTTGGCTACGCAATGCCAAGCAGCCCACAAGACAGCGACCTAGATACAGAAACCAATGTGCCTGACAGCGCATGGGAAGCTATCATCACCAACCTAGCCATTCGGATTGCCCCTGGCTACGGCAAGGCCGTATCTCCTGACACTAAGGTATCGGCTAAGGGCGCTTACAATGTATTGCTGCAACGCGCTACATTCCCGCTTGAACAACAACTTCCATCAACAATGCCATTAGGTCAGGGCAACAAGCCTTGGCGCTGGGATAATCCTTTCGTCCAGATTCCTTATGATCCTTTAGATGCTGGGCCTGATGGCCCTTTTGAATGGAGTTAAACCATGCCTACAATTAATCAGCTTCCAACCGTAACACAGGTTCATGGTGGAGATCAGTTACCGCTGTTCGTAACCAACCAAGGTGACGCTCGTCGTTGCTCTGTCACAACGCTTATTGAATACATTCAGGTAAACTTTGGCGCTGTCACCTGTTCGTCGGTGCAGACAACGCCTGTGCGCTTTGACCAGTTGCCTAATGCTGTTGGCAATGCTGGTGCGCGTGCGTTCATCACAAACTGCAACACAACAACCTTCAACGCTGCCGCTGCTGGTGGTGGTTCAAACCAAGTTCCAGTGTTCAGCAATGGCACTAGCTGGTTCGTGGGCTAATTCTAATTCGTTAGGGGAACTTTGAAATGATTATTCAACCAGGTCTTACTCAGACTATTACAGACGTCCTTGTTCCTGCTGGTCAATATATCAGCATTGGGAATGTAGGTAACGATGCCACAACTGTATCGCTTGAGCCAATTGGCCCAGCAAGCTATGAATCCTACACCGAAATTGCGTCTCTTACTAACAGCGCAGAAACATTTGGCCCTTATCCTGTTGATCGCACTGTGCGTATCGTCAGCGGCATTCAATCAACTGCACAATATGATGTAGGCGCTCAACCAACGCTGCGTGACTTCCCGCCATTGACAATCGGAAGCCTTGAGCCTGTTAGCCTTGTTGAGCCAGCAGCTACCTTTGTAACGCTTACCTATGACGATGATGCAGGTGACGTAAAGCTGGTAAGTGCTGGCGTTCATGGCCTCACCAATGCAGTATCGCAAGGCTCTGACCTTTATATCACTTGGACGGGTGGAACGGCATCCACTGGCTTTTATGAAGTGCTGGACGCTGATACAGATACTAAGGAGGTAACTATCGACCTACCTTACATTGATTCGACCGTAACGATTACCATCGCTGCACCTGGCGTTATAACTTGGACAGCACATGGCCTGTCGGTAAACGACACGATCCGCTTTACCACTACTGGTGCATTGCCTACCGGATTGGCTATCAACACTACATACTATGTCAAGGAAGTGCTTTCAGCTAACACCTTCACCGTGTCCACATCAGCAGGCGGCGCAGCAGTCACCACCAGCGGTACGCAGTCTGGCACACAAACTGCTCTCGTTTGGTACGGCGTTGCCGTAGTTGCTGTAGCTAACACCGAAATTACTTTAGCATCCGTCACAG